TCAGCGCCGTGCCCTGCGGTTGTGCCGTGGGCTGCGCTCCCGGCGGTTACCCGCCCCTTCCCTGACTGTGTTTCGCCCCATGGAGGCTTCCGTGTCCCTGTTCACGTCCGAAGAGCCGTTCGCGCCCATCCCGTTCGACCCGTACGCCGTCGGTAAGGAGTTCGGCGTCCGGGAGGTGACCCCCCGTCTGCTGGAGCGGGGAACGCCGCAGACGCGCCGTGAGCACGACTGGCTCATGACGCAGTTGGAGCAGACGGTCATCGCCGCGGAGGACGTCCCCATGGGGATGGCGCTCCGTCTGCGCTCCAAGGACGGCATGGCCTACCTGACGTTCTCGTGCGGGCTGCTGGGCAGCGGCCGGATAGCCGCCGGTATCGACGCGCTGACGGGCCGCGCGGTGTACCAGGTGCGCGGCTCCGGCCTGGGTGCTCCGGTCGCCGGTGCGGTGCTGGGTGCGGTGCGCGGCCGCGTGCTGGGTCTGCAGAAGCCGCTGAGGGTCGTCACCCGTCCGAAGGGCTCCGCAATGTTCGACCCGGCGCTGTACCGGCCGGAGCGGCTGATGACGTTCCGCCCGCGCGGTCTTGGCCGTACCTGGGAGTCCCGCAACGCCCGCGTCGACGTGATGACGTGCTGGGTCGGCGGTGAAGCGCTCCGCGGACTCCTGCGGGCCCTGTGCATCGGCGTGGAGGTCGCCCGGGACGTCTCCCTGCGGGGTGTGTCCGCGGACGTCATCCACGCGTACGCCGACGACACGGTGCCCTCGCAGCACTGAGCCGGCCGGGGGCGCGGCGAACCGTGCCGCGCCCTCCCCTCTCCTCGTTCCGCCGCTTCCCGCACTCGCCCGTCGGCGCTCTCGTCGCGGGCGGATGCAGGGCGCGCCGTAACCGTGCCTGCCGGGCGATCATCCGCCCGCCGCTCTCCCTTCGCCCGTCCCTTGGAGGACTCGACCATGAGCACCGTCACCCGTACCGAACTGCGCGCGCTCATCACGTCCGTGCAGGGCGCCGTGCGCGCCGTGGAGGACCGCGGGAGCCGCAAGACGATCGCCGCTCTGCGGGATGCGCTGCTGCCGATGTACACCCGCCGGGGTGAGGGCCCGCACCGTCAGGCGTTCATGGACGCCCTGGGCGAGGCCGAGGTGTCGCTGAGAGCCGCCGCGGCGTCCGGGACGTGGGATCTCCTCACCGACGTCGAACAGAAGGTGTCCCGGTTCTGGCACGAGCCGGACGGGGCGACGCTCGACCACCCGGCGCTCATGGCGATGACGACGCTCACCGTGCGGTTCGAGACGGACGACCACAGCATCTTCGGCGCCGCGAACGAGCGGGCGCACTACGCGGGTCTCGACGCGATGCGGGCCCTGTCCTCCGCGATCAACGGCGCGGCGAACGGGCGGCAACTGGACAAGGCCGTGACGGAGTTCCTGGCGGCCGTACGGCGGGCGATCCCGTACATGGCGCTGTACGACACCCGGCGGGCGTTGGTCGAGGCCGCCCGGGCGTACGGGCTGTTCCCCGTCGGGATGCGTCAGCCGACGTCGCCGGAGTCGCTGTGGGACTGGTCCCGTCAGATCGGCGGCGCGGAGTACCTGTTCGAACTCGTCGGCCCCGGCATCGAGGGCCACGCCTTCGGGGCGGTCGCCACCGTGCGGTTCGAGAACGGTCTCGGCGGAGGGGTCCGGTACTTCCCGCTGTCCAGCATCGAGGAGTGGCGGCGGATCGCCCGCACCGTCGTTGACCGCGTCTGAACCAGCCCGCCGGCCCGGGGCACGCGCCGTCGCCCCGGGCCCCTCTCTCGCCCTGCCCCTAAGGAATCCGCTGCCATGAGTCTCAAGCCGCCTTACGACCACATCGCCGACTACCCCATGCCGATCGTTTCCGCGCCGCAGCCCGTATCGCTGGACGCGGACCTGCCGGGGGCGCCGTTCGACCCGGCCGTGCTCGACGGTGACGCCTGGTGGGTGCGGTACGTGCTGGCGGGTAACCCGCTGCTCAACCCGGGTCAGCTCCACAGGCTGACGCAGTCGTCCAACTTCCCGGCGGTCACCACCACCGACGTGTGCGCAGAACTGGCGGAGATGAGCACGAACGCCTACGGATCCGGACGCCCGTGGCCCGGTCTTGTGGCGACGTTCGACGCCGAGGTCCAGGTCGCCTACGTGCGGTACGGCGCATGGCTGTGGGCCGACGCCGGAGCCTTCGCGTACGCCCGCGTCTCCTGACCGTGTTCGCCCGGGGTGTTCTTCGCCCCGGGCGGTTCGCCCGCTGCTTCCTCCCCTCGGCCGTACGGCGGCCGGGCGTAGGGCGCACCGTGCCCCCTGCTGCATCCACTTGAGGAGACTGACCATGCTGACCACGCTCGCGCCGCCCGTACGGGTGGCCGCCCCCAGTTCGTCCCTTCGGCCGGTTCCGGTGCGGTTCTGGGAGGGCGACCGGATGGAGCCGCTGGAGCCTCGCCCGGGTGTCACGCTGCGCCGTGAGCTCGGCCCGGTGTGGGCGCCGCTGTTGCGGCCGCGGCAGCACTCCGTGCCCGGCGTCGGCGACCAGGACGTGCGGGAGCTCATTGCGACGGGGGCCGGCGTGGTGTCGTCGTTCGTGCCCCGGTACGTGTCGCCGGGGGAGACGCTGCCCGGGCGGCCGGTCCGCGGCCGCGACGACATGGCGGATCTCCCCGCGGGCGCGGAGGGTGCGGTGCCGTTCGTGTCCTCCCGGGGCCTCGGGGGGTTCTGGAGTCTGCGGGACCTGGTCGCGGATCGCGCCGGGGAGGAGCAGGCTGCAGGGATTCCGGCGATGCTGCCGCTGTGGCAGATGCGGGAGGCTCTGGCGGTGATGCTGGAGGAGCAGGAGCAGGTGGAAGTGTCGTGGCATCGCCCGTCGGGACGGTTCTACGCCCGGTACTGGGCATACGCCGCGGGCGACGACTGGGCCGTGGCGCCGGGGCTGGAGCCGCGGACGCACGTGTACGTGCTGGCGACGAGCGGCGTGGAGGGGTAGCTGTGGCGACGAAGAAGGAGAAGGGCGACGTCCGTTCGATCTTGGTCAACGCGCTGGTCGACTACGCCCTGGAGATCCAGCGGTCTGGGTACGACTGGGAAGAGTGGTGGTCCAAGGCCGGCTGGGAGGAAGAGTCCCGGTTGGACTGGCTGCAGGGCCGGGTGTTCCTCGCGCGGGAGTGCGCGACCGCGGTCGGCGCCGGGATGACGGACGCGTCGCTGGTTGAGGCGTGCCGCTCCGGCATCAGGTACCGGGAGTGGTACCCGGACGGGCGGCCGGAGTTGCAGGACTACCTGCAGAAGATCAACAAGCGGCCGGGGTCCCCGGGCGGGCAGAAGTAGCGGCCGCACCTGTTGCACGGCCAGGGCGTGGCGCGCGGGTCCTTCCCGCGGTCGCCGCGCCCGGCCGCTGCCCCCTTCCCCCTGCACAGCAGATGAGGAGTGATGAACATGACCAGCACTGCCCGCCGTGAGGTGCCCGTGTCGGTGGACCTGGCCGCCCGGGTGACGGCGCTGCTCGGCAAGACGTACCCCGCGGTGTCGTACGGCGCGGTCGACGGATTCCGTGTGATGACGCTCGACCAGCAGGAGCCGCGCCGGATGTTCGTGCGCTGGTACGACGACCGGGAGCGTGCGCTTACCGGTGCGCCGGTCGCCGAGGAGAAGAGCAAGGAACTCGCGTCGGTTCTCGCAGCCGCCGGATTCGCGGTGACGGTGCCGTCCGACGGGTGGGACGTCTACGTGGCGGACCGTCCGGCGGACACGGCCGGCCCGCGGTACCAGGTGGTGGAGTCCGACCTGCCGTTCGGTGACCTGTGGCTGGTCATGGACGAGTGGACCCGGGTCCCCGCGCGGACCGTGCGCAGCAAGGAAGCGGCGGAGACGGAAGCGGAGACGCTGAACCTCCCCGATCAGTCCTCTACGGACTGACCCGCCTGCTGCGGACGCACCCTTGCGACCGCACTTTGATGTGGCATACGATTTTTGGATTGGTCGTCACGAGCGAGACGGCCAGCACGAACGCTCCCAAACACAACCAGAAAGGGCACGCCATGGCCCGAATCACCCCCGGCATCCTCGCCGAGCGACCCACGCTCGCCGGGATCACCGTGAAGAAGCGCCGCATGCAGGAGGAGCTGGCAGGCCTCAACGCGCACCTCCAGGCGACGGCCGCCGAACGCGCCGGTGCCGTGCACGGCGTGAACCGGCTGCGCGGCCTCATGGACAACGCCACGCAGCAGCTCGCCGAGCACCGCGCGCTGCTGCCGCTGCTGCCGCCGGACCCCCGCCGCAACGACCGCATCGCCCGCGAGGCCTCCGCGCTCGACCACATGCACCGGCGCCTCCCGCAAGCTCACGCCCTGGCCGCGGCCGCCACCGTCGCCGAGGAAGCCGCAGCCCTGGAAGTCGACTGGTGCCAGCAGCACATCCTCAACCTGCACCGGGCGCACATCCCGCTCCAGGACACCGAGCCGGTCACCGGCCGCGCCGAGGACATCGCCGTCGCCCGCCAGTACGAGGCGATCCTCGCCCCCGGCGAGGCAGACGAGATCCGGCGCAGGCTGACGCAGCGCAAGGCCGCCGGACTGCTCGACGCGTGGATGCGGGCGCCCGGCGTGACCGTGCTCCGCGACGGGGCCGGCCGCCTGTTCATCCAGGCGCCCGGACGGCCCATCGAGCTCCGGCCCACCACCCTGCGCGTCCCGCCGACGGCTGCCGACGTCCTGACCGCTGCTCTCGCCGCGTACGGCCGTGACGCCTACGAGGAGAGCGAGGGCGGCCGCACCTTCCTGGTGGTGCCCGTGCGCGCGGGCACCCGCCGTGCCGAGACGTTCACGGGCCCGTACTTCACCATCCGTGCCGGGCAGAGCGTCGCGCAGCCCGCGCACGCCCGCACCGAGCCGTGGACGCTGACCGTGGTCGACGCGCTCGGCGCCGAGGAAGTCCTGTACACGGGTGAGCCCGGGTCGAGCGTGGCGGTGGACTCCGCGGCGTGCGCCCAGGCCATCGCCGAGTACGCGGCGCGCGCCGCGGTCTGACGGCTGCCTGTCCTCGCCCGGGCCGCGTGTCCGGGCGGGGGCGGGGAGCCGTGCAGTCCGCCGGCGCCCTCCCACCTTTGCCAGAGAGGCACCCCACCCATGACCACCGAACCGATCGCCCAGGCTCCGAGCATGCCCGAGTGGCTCGTCGCTGCCGAGAAGGCCCGCGAGGAGGAGCGCGAGCGGCGCCGTGCCGCTGACCGAGCCGCGCGCGTGCAGCAGGCGGAGGCCATCCGCGAGCGCCTGGCCGAACTCGGCGTCGAGCCGATCCAGCCCGCGCGCGTGGACCGCCACGGCTGGCTGGTGCCCGCCTACCTCGCCCCGGAGGACATGGACACCGAGCAGTACGCCGTGTTCGCCGGGTACGACCCCACCCACGGGCCCGTCGTCCTCGCCGGGCACTCCCCGACCTTCCTGGAGAACGGCCGCCTCCCCGCGCAGCAGGGCAGGCCGCTGTGCTCGGTGACGGACATCCTTGTCGTCCGCGAGGAGGGCCCGGTCACCGGCCCGGCGCCGGAACCCGACTGGCCCGGCCGGGCGAGCAGCCTGTTCACGATGGACAAGCGCGCGGACTCGGCCGACGCCAACGCCATCGTCCTGGCCATCGAAGGACTGGCCGCCGCGGTGCTCGCCCGCCCCTCCGCCCCGGCACAGGCCAGCGGCGGGCTGGACGTCGATCTCGACTGCGAGTTCCTGCCTGGCGACCTGACCGCGCGCGGTCTGCTGTCGATCGGGCTGAGCGCCGGCCCGGGCCACACCTACTACGCCGTCAACGCGGAGATGGACACCGCTGCCGTCCTGCGCCGGTCCTGGATGCGCGAGCACGTGTGGCCGCACCTGCCGCTCACCGCCGAGGGCGCGCTGAACCGCAGCCACCCGGACGTGAAGAGCTACCACCAGATCCGCGACGAGGTGGCCGCGTTCTTCGCCGAGCTCGGCGACAACGTGACGCTGTGGACGTACTGCGGCGCCCAGGACGTCGTGCGGCTGCACTCGCTGTGGGGCAACGACTGGTCGGTCATGCCGGACTCGGTCCCCCAGTGGGCGGACGACCTCGCGCGGCTCCGCCGAGACGCTGGCGGCGCGCCACTGCCCGCGCACACCGGGCGGCAGCACCACGCCCTGGACGACGCCGAGCACCAGCGGCGGGCCCGGGCGTACTTCCGCAGTCTGACCGGCTGAGACCACCGACCTGTGCCGGGCGGTGTCAGAGCCGCCCGGCACCATGCCGAACGCTTGAGGAGAAGGGGACGCCGTGAAGGCGGACGACATCCGGCTGAGCTACACCAACCCGCTCACCGGCCGGACCATCGCCCGGGACTGGGGTGAGCAGTACGTCGAGATCGACGGTCTGGTCCTGGTGGTGAAGCACCACTACCGCAGCCGCTCCCCGCTGTGGAGCGCGGAACTCTTCACCGACCACATCGAGGTCATGCCGATGGTGGAGTGGGCGACAAGCGGCGGACTGCTGACGTTCGCGCATGTGCGGCGGCGGCAGCTGCTCGAACAGATCGCGGCGTGCGTCGGCACCGAGAAGTGGAAGGAGAAGCGGGCCGGCTGGATGGCCCTGCCTCGCAAGCGCGGCTGGGCTGGCACGTGGCGGATCGTGCGCCGCGGGCCGCGGGACTGGTGGGCGCTGCCGAACGACCCGGGGCGGGACCCCGAGCGGGGGCCGTGGCCGAGTGAGCGGGCCGCGCGCGTCGAGCTCGGCGACGCCATCCGGCCGCACCGGCACTGATCAACGCTCCCAGGCCTCCGGCACGAGGAGCCCTGAGGCCGAGGGGAGGGAAGCCACTCCGGCGCTTCGGCGTTCGCCCGTGCCGTGTCGGTGGCCTGTGTCATAGTGATGCCGGTTGCTCCCCGCCGCTGCGGGGGTGTCCCTGTCGAGCCTTGCCGGACTGGCTGAGTGCTCCTGCTCCCCGCCGCTGCGGGGGTATCCGCGCCTTGCCCATGGGTATGCGGCGCGGTCTCTGCTCCCCGCGCAAGCGGGGGTTTCCCCCTGCCTTACCGACCTCTGTCCTCCCACATTCGCGGGGGCGTTGAAAGGAATCCGAGGGATGTCCCGCATCACCGACCATCCGCATCCGCTGGCCGAGTACACCGACCGGATCGACCCTGACGCGGTCTACACCGTGCGGCAGCTCGCCGCGCTGCTGGAGCTCGCGCCGTCCAGCGTCTCGGGGATGGCGGGTTACGGGTGGCTCCCCGGGAGCAGGGTGCAGCCACACCGCCGCGGGGGTCGTCAGTACACCTGGACCGGGAAGCAGTTGAAGCGGCTGGCCGGCCGCCGGGTCAAGGTCTCGTACGACCACGACCGGTATGCGCCGGCGACGCTGTACCGGGTGGGGTGCCGCTGCTCGCAGTGCGTTCACGCGCACGGGGTGGACAGCAGGAACCGGCGGCGGGCGCTCGCCGAGGAGGCGTTCCCCGCGGAGAAGCGGGCTCGGCTGGTCGAGTTCGTGGCGGCCGGGACGCCGGTGACGGAGGCGGCGGAGAAGGTCGGGGTGTCGCTCTCGCGGGTGTACGGGCGCGCGAACTGGGATGTGGCCTTCGCCGAGGATCTGGATGAGGCCGCGTGGTCCCTGTGCGTGCTCGGCGAGACGAACCCGGCGTGCGGGACGGCCTCCGGGTATCGCGGGAACGGGGAGAAGCGGCCGGCCTGCCGGGGGACGGGGTGCCGAGAGTGGCGGCGGTCGATGTCTCAGCAGGAGCGGGCGGCCGCCTGAGCTCGCCCGTCTCGTCAGCCCGTTGCGGCCCCGGTCACTGGTCCGGGGCCGTTGGCGTTCACGGCGTCGGCGAGGAGGTCGCCGGGGCTCATAAGGGCGGTGAAGACGGTGGTGACGATGGCTTCCTCGCGGAGGTTCATCACCTGGCCGCGGTAGGCGAGGGAAGCGGCGTTGAAGTCGCGTAGGAGGGTGGCGAGCACCGAGCCGTTCGCGGCTTCGAGTTGGCGGAGGTAGGGCTGCAGGGCCTTGTTCAGTGCCTGGCTGGCTGGATCTGTGAAGTGAAACGAGTCGCACACCCCGAAAAACTCACGGAGTTTATGGAGGTCGCCGACGTTGGGGACCTTCCTGCCGTAGCAGAGCAGACGGACCCACTCGTGGCTGCGCCCGAGGTGCGCCTCGATCTCCCGGCGGACGTCGGTGGGGCGCTTGCCGGTGCGGGCGATACGCGCGAGGTAGAGGGCGTGGACCCGTTGGCACACCCGCTGCTCAATATCGTCCGGCGGCAGCGTCTCGCCGTTGAGCAGGGCTTCCACGATTCCGATGGGCAGGGCGATGGCGTCGGCGAGGGCCTCGGCGTCGACGACGTCGTGGAGGCTCTTGCCGCCCTCCGCGGCGAGTCTTCGGATCCGGTCGAGTGTCTCGCCGAGGGCAGCGTGGGACTGGCTCACTGTTCACTCCTGGTCTGGGTGATGGAGCTAATCGACCTGCTGGGGGTCGGTAGCGGCGGCCCTGTGGCCAGCATAGTTGCACGCTTTTCAACGATCGTTGACACTCAACAGTCTGTATAGAAGTATTTCGGACCGTGGCGTCATGATCACGGAAGTGGACTAGAAAACGCTTCCAGGACCCTCTGCGTCGCCGTCCGCTACTCCCTGCTGCACGGAGGGCCCCGTAATGAGCGTGACGCCGGATATGCCGGCAGCATGGGACGGCGGTTCTCTGCCCCTGCCCTACGTGCCGCAGAAGGCGATGACGCTGGAGGGGCTCGGCATCACCCACCGCAGCCGCTTCGCGGTGTCCGCCACCGCGGAGGCGCCGATGCAGGCGCGGACCGTAGCCAGCACGGTGCTGTCCCTCATGCTCCCGGCGACGGAGGCCTCCGCTGTGGTGACCCGGCAGGTGCAGGCGTGCATCACCGAGCTGTCGGGGATCGCCTACACCCGGGCGATGGACTCCCACCTGCTGTGTGAGCTGTGGCGCGACAGTGGCCACGTCTTCACCGCCGTGCAGCATCACGAGCCGCTGCCGCTCCTGCCTGACGACACCGTGATCGGCCTGCACACCGTCCGGTCGCTGGCCGACGACTACGGCTCGCACCTGGTCGACGGCATCTTCCAGATGTGGGCGGCAGTGCGCATCGCCTGACGTCTGGCCGATCACCGCGTGGCGGCTTGGTCGCCGATGCCGGTAGACTCCGTTCTGATACCAGACACACGAGGGCCCCCGCTGATGCGGGGGCCCTCGTGTTTGCCCGTACGGCTACCGGGCGCGCCTGCGCCTGTGCGCGGCCAGGTCCGCGGGCGGCTTCGGGCCCTGCAGGCGTTCCTGCGCCTTGCGCTGGAGCTCCTGCCGGTGCACTTCCACGGCCTGCTGGTAGCGCTCCTCGAAGTCGTCCACGTCCAGGCAGTCCTCGCGGGGGAGGCTGGCCACGGCTTGGGCCTGCTCGGCGGGCGTGGTGAAACCGGCGATCTGCGGGTGCAGCTCGTAGACGCCACTCTGGACCTTGGTCACCATGCGGGCGAACTGCAGGTGCTGCAGGCTCAGGCCGACCGCCGAGCGCTTCATGCCGAGGGCCTGGGCGATGTCGGCCTGCTTGATCACGATGCGGCCGCCCGGCTCCTGGACGCCCAGGAGGAACAGAAGGACACGCAGGGCCGGACCGGGAACGCTGGGGACGTACGCGAACACGCTGAGCGCGCCCCACACCTCGGGGGCGCGTTCTTCGACCGGCTGTGCTGTCATCGTTCCTTTGCCTCCGTCGGGCTCTTCGGTTCTCTGACCGGCAGGGAGAGCTGTGTGAACGCGGCGGGCACCGTGGGGTCCTCGGCGAGTTCGGCGATCAGCTCCAGTTGATCGACCTTCTTGACCGCGGGCTTGCGGTGAGCCGGGCGGCCGGGTTCCTCTACCTCGATGGTGCCACCGCGGAGCGCGAGCTGCGGGTTGAGCTGGTACAGGCCGCGGTCGACCATGTGGACCAGTTTCAGGTCGTACAGGCGTCGCATCGCCCTGTTGACGTGGACCCGGTTCAGCTTCAAGGCGCTGGCGAGCTGTACCTGCGTGGCCTTGATCTTGCCGCCGGGCTCCTGAGTCCCCATGAGGTAGAGGGCTACCCGCAGACAGGCGATGTCGTCATGAAAGTAGACGGCCATCCACTTGAGGAAGTCCAGGCTGTCCATGGAGAAGTTGCCGCCGAGGAAGCCCGTGCTGGTTGGGTTCCGCTCGACAATCGCCCTGTGTCCGTCGGGGAGTTGGACGACGGGAGCCGGCCGGGCGCGGACGGTGCGGGGCCGGCGGTACGGGCTTGGTGCGGGAGCGTTCGGCCGTGCTGGTGCGGGTTCGCCGGCCGGAGCCCGCTGGCGACGCGGCTCGTCGGATGGCAGGGCTGACACGTAGGTGCCTCCTCGGGTCGATACCAGACGAGGGGGAGACTACTACCTACGCCACTATTTCCTGCGCACGTGCCATACATAGTGGCACGGGGCGTGTCGAAAGTAGCCCTGGAGGTACGTTCGACTGCTGCAGGCGCAAATTGTCGACATATCACTTCGACGGCAACCGACTCAACACCCTCGGAGGGCGCGCAACTATAGCTTGCATACGTCGGTTCGACGTAACCTCAGAGGCTACTTTAGAGCGGCCGAATGTAGCCTCTGAGGTACGTTACTCAACGGTAACAAGGGCCCTGACCTGCGGTTTCGTGGCCGCACCACTCTTTATAACGTGCGCGCGCGCGTGATACCCGACCCTCCCCCGATTCCACAAGCCCCAGCAGGTGCATGCAGAAGCTCGCGCACCGGGCGCCCGTCTCATGCTTTGCCCACCTCTGACCTCGCTGTATCCCAACTCAGCTCGCGCCCCAGCTGCCCCGTGAAGGACCCCAGCCACAGAAAGTCAGCCACAGCGGAGGGTGCGCCGAACGAACCAGGCGCGCGTATGCCTCCAGCAACCACGTCCCGGGGAGCAACCACGCTTCTCTCCTACCTGAGCCCCAGAACCTGCAGAAGCCGGGGAAGCCCTCATCCCCCACTGTGCTGCTGCTCTGCACCAGCTTCACCCCCGCGCTCTCGAGCGGTCGGCGGCGGAACTCAGTGGCTCACCGCAGATCTCCGGACGGACCGTGGCTGCCTCCGACAGTGCGCTTCAACAGCTCGGCCGCTTGGTCTGCCTGGTACTCCGCGAGCTCTTTCTCGGCGTGGTACGCGACGGGAAGGCCCGTGGCCGTGTCACAGATAGCCCAGGCAAGCAACCGGCCGCGGTGACGCTGGTTGTCCTGGGGCCGGTGCTCCGTGGTGTAGCGGGCACGGGCCGGCTGATGGTCCGAGAGCCGTCCGGCGGCTTGGAACAGGCTGGTGATGCGCCGTTCGGTGTCGGGTGAGGCGTTCTCGGAGTGCGCGGCGGTGGGGGTGGTGGGTGGCGGTGGCCACTCGTTCGTGTCGATGCCTACGGCGGCCAGCTCCGGCAGGGGGGTACGGGTGCTGCGGGCCATCAGGTAGATGTTCTGCTCTTCGCGGGTTCCGGCCTGGCGGTGGCCCAGCGCGACGTGCATGAGGCGGAGTTCGTCAGTGATCCGCTCCGCGAGTTCGTTGTCTCCATGCCGCCTCGCGGCCTCCAGACCCTTGATCATGCAGGTCCGCCAGGCGGTGATCGAATGCCCGTTCACCACTACATCCTCACCCGGTTAGTCACGACGACCGTACGAGCCCCTGCCGGGCCAGGCGCTGCGAGGGCTGGGGGTGGGTGCGGACTCGCTTGTACTGCAAGCCGGCTGCTGATCGGCGAACTGTGACGGTGCCCTTGCGGCGTGCAGCGCGCAGGAGCTTGTCCGTCTCGCTCTGCGGCAAGCCGATGTGGCGGGCTGTTTCGCAGGCGTCGAGCCAGGTTTCCCACGGCAGTTGGTTGACGCGTTGCGCCAGGGCGGCAGCAGACATGAGTTCCCTCCCTCTTTCATCTGGTTAGTCCGGTTCGCTCGTACCGGCGCGGGGGTGGCTGAGCCCAGGCTAATGCACTGAGTGAGTGGGGGGTGACGGGTTGCTGAGAACGCTCTCAGGGGTGTGAACGCGCCGAACGTATCGCGTTACGGTTTGGTAACGGTGCGGAACGTCGTCTTGCTGGAACTGTTACACGCGCGCGGGCATTTGCCGGATCTGTCCCACCTCAAGTCATCCGGTACAGCAGCTAACCCGGACCAATATCACTTTACGTATGATGCTGGGGCGTTTCGATTCCTTGTGCGAATTAGTGCTGGCGCACAGGTTCTGCACTGACGGAAGATTGTCTTCCAACACTCAATCAGTAATGGAGCGGGGGAGCGGATGGGTGACAAGCCGCGCAAGAGCAGTGCTGGCCATCCCTTGGAGGCCGCAGCCGCCGAGGCGTCCGCTGACCCCAGCAACAAGGCCGCCCTGGCGACTCTTTTCGACGCGCTGTACGAGCCGGTCGTCCGCTTCATGCAGGCCCGAGTCCACGACCCCGCGACCGCCGAAGACTTGGCACAGGAAGTCTTCGTCAAGATGGTGCAGAGCATCGGCGGCTACACCGGCGGGGGCATATACGCCTGGACATGGTCGATCGCCCGCTCAGTCTCCCATGATCATTACAGGCCCCTGCGGAACCGCGGGTACGAGCAGCCGACGGGCGAGATGTGGCAGCTCGATATGCCGAGCACCGACATGGGACCCGACGAGATCGCCCAATGGGGTGAGCTGCGTCACGCACTCAATCGAAAGTTGGGCACCCTTCCTGAGGCGCAACAGGAGGTTTTGCGTCTCAGATTGGTCTCGGGACTGTCCACCGCAGAGACCGCCGAAGTAATGGCCAAACCTGTGGGTACCATTCGCGTATTGCAGTGCCGCGCCCTGGCGAAGCTGCGGAAGCTGATGCCGGAAGGCGACAGCGCCCTGGCGACGTACCTGCTCTCAGTGACCGACGAGAGGCAGGGTGAGGCTTTGACGAACGCGGCGCCAGTGGCGGTAAGGGTGAGGGAGATACGGCATGCGCAGTCTCGGCGATAGTGGTCTTACCGGTCGCGCGAAACACCTTGACGCATGCCTGTCGGGCAAGGCCGTTGCGGACACCCCGCAGACCGAACGCATGGTCATGGCGGCCGCGGCCCTCACCCCGAAGCGCCCCATCAGCCAGTCCGCCCGCGCTCGCGCGCTCGCCGCGATGATGCGCGAAGCCGACCGAGCCACCCGCCGGCCCGCTGCCCCCGCGGCCGCCGAAGACACCACCGACCCCGGCATCCATGTCCGGACCGCGAACGCAGGCCCCAACCTGCGCCTGCGCGTTGCCGACATCGAGGCCGTGGACGACGACCGCCTTGAGCAGATCGCCGCGAACATAGCGATGCGCCTCGGGCAGAGAGCTCCAGATAGGAACCAGTGAACGGTTTGCACGGCCTTCGCGTCCTCCAGGAGGACATCGGCTCGGACGCGGTCACGTTCGAGAACCTCGAAGAAGGCGTCACCTACCTGTTCGTAAACCCGGATCAGTCCTGGGATTTCGCGATCAAGAGCGTCATGAAGGCCTGCCCGGACCTGACGCTGCAGGAAGTCCAGGACATCCTGCGCAAGCACTGCCCCGCCATCCGGGAGATGAACGAGCGCCTGGGCGTCGATGTTCCGCCCCTCCCGCGCTTCGAAGCCGCAGCCGCCGCAGGCACCGTGCCCCCGCCGCCCGCCGTGGACAAGGGCGCCCACCGCCGGCCGCGGCCGCCCCGCTGGGCCCGGATCGCCGCCGTCGCCGCGCCGGCCCTGGTCGGCGGAACGCTGCTGGCTCACCTCTTCACCCCACAGCAGCGCTCCGACGGCCCCGCCGCCGAGGGCGTCACCGTGAGCCAGGCCGATGAGGCGTCCCTGTTCGACGATCCCGTGTTCCGGGACTACGTCCAGGGCAGCGAGCTCCGTTGCGACGCGGTCAGCCAGTACGCCGCCAAGTGCGTCGACGCCGATGGACAGGTCCTCTTCGGCGAGGCCAGCGTTGGCGACTCCGCAGTCTTCACGTTCTCCTACGACCGGGAGAAACTCGGGTTCCGCGTCTTCCCCACCTCCTCCGACGCTGCCCTGTGGGCCTCAGAGGAGGGCAATCAGCGCCTGTACGAGAACCTCGCAGTGTCCGGCCGGGTCGCGCTCTGGGGCACTGACGAGCAGCGGCTCTACGAGTGGCGCGCGAGCCTGAAACCGGCGAAGGCCTCATCCGACGCCCACTCGATGGGTGCCGCTTCCCCGATCGCTGCTGCCCGGGCGTCGGCTGTGCTGCCCGAGCGGCTGGCCGTGCTCGCGCTCGGCGCCCTCGGTGTCGACGGTACGACCACACCTCACGAGAACCGGGTCGGGGTGTTCCAGGAGGCCCGGACCCGGCACGGTGTAGCCCTGGTGATGGGCATAGCGCCCGCAGGGGGCGGCGATCGAACTCCGGCCGGACCTGGTGATGCCGTGGCGGTGGCCGCGGACGTTCTGCAGCCGCCGTCCGACAACGTAGTCAGCCTGCCGCCTGCTCAGACGCGCCCCACGGCGAGCAACCCGCCGGTTGCCACGACGCCGGTTTCGACGACGCCGAGCAACCCGGAGCCGAGCACGCCGAAGCCTGCGCCGGCCACCAAGCCGCCGGTGACTACCACCCCGAAGCCCGGGCAGGCGGCACCGGTGAAGACCACCCCGCAGACAGGCCCGACCGAGTCGCCCGCAGAGACGCAGCCCACGCAGCCGCCGCAGCAGGACACCCCGCCTAGGTCCGAGCCGACTACTCCGGCCGGGGACGCACCGGCCGGTGAGGTGCCTGCGCAGCCGGAGGCCGAGAAGCCGCAGCCGGAGCCTGTCACCGACCCGGTAGATGCCGACCCGGAGCCCGCGCCGGCCGAGGAACTCCCCCCGACGGAGGAAGCGGACACGGCCACGGACGAGGTGCCCGCCCCGGAAACGGCTCCGGCCCCTCCCGTTGAGGAGGAGCCGGAAGAGGGCTTGTCCCTCGACAGCCTGCCGCTGGCCTGGGCAGCCTAGAACGGAGGTTCGTCGGTGGGCGGCGCGCTCGTCGTCCACGGGTCATCGGCCGCCGGACGGGCCTGCGCCTGGGACTGTCCTTGCGAACGCTGCCCGGGCGAGGCCTTGGTGACACGGGCTGTCGCGTTGCGCAGGCTCGCGCCGACCTCCTCGACGTCGAGTTCGTACACGGTGCGCTTCACGCCCTCGCGGTCCTCGTAGGAGCGCTGCTTGAGCCGTCCCTGAACGATGACGCGCATGCCGCGCTGCAGGGACTCGGCGACGTTCTCCGCGGCCTGCCGCCACACGGCGCAGGTGAGGAACAGGCTCTCGCCGTCCTTCCACTCGTTGGTCTGCCGGTCGAAGGTGCGCGGGGTAGAGGCGACGCGGAACTTGGCCACCGCGGCGCCGGACGGGGTGAATCGGAGCTCGGGGTCGTCGACCAGGTTGCCGACGACGGTGATGACGGTCTCGCCTGCCACGGAGGGCCTTTCGGGATGGGGCCGGCCCGCGGGGCTGCGGGCCGACCGGAATGGGTCAGGAGAACGCGATCCGCCAGGTCAGGGGGCCGGGCAGACCGTCGGCGTCGCCCGCGAGTTCCTCGTGCGCGAGCTGGAGGTCGCGGGTGTTGCGCCGGTCGACCTCGGTCCAGGTCTCCGAGGGACCGACCCGGTAGTGCTTGCCGAATCCCTTCCTCTGCAGCTGCTCGCCCCACTGCTTGACGTACTTGTTCTTCTTGCCGGGGCCGAACTTGTCCCGGCCCGGGAACGGCGGCATCGGCTTGGCGGTGACCTTGCGCGGGAGGGAGCCGAGCAGCTTCTTGAGGGACGTCGTCCCGGGCACGCCGTCGGCGTCGTCGCCGGTGAATCCCAGGCTCTCCTGGTACTCCTGATAGTTGCGGGTGTCGGCGTCCGTCCAGGTCGGGCCGGGGCCGCTGGTGTAGTGGCGGCCGAACCCGAGCTTCACCAGGGCCTTGCCGACGGCGGTCACGTGGGCGCCGACGGAGCCGTAGCCGTAGCTCAGGCCGTTGATGGTGACGCGCTTGCGGGACACGCTCTTGGCGGTCCCGCCGGGCAGGGAGCCGCCCGGCGCGGGGGAGGCCTCGTAGTCGCCTGCGGGCATGCCGGCCTGCACCCACGCGTACAGGGTGCTGCCCGGGCACAGGGTGGCGAAGCCGTCGCGATGCCCGCGCTTGGCGAGGGTCTTCCCGGTCTTCTTGCAGGCGAGTTCGTACAGAGCCCGGCACGCGGCCAGCGCCTTCTCGCTCGGCTTCTGGTCGCCGCCAATGGCGATCTGCACGCCGATGCCGCTGGTGTTGTGGTCGGGGCAGTGCGCGCCGACCAGGCCCCAGCCGCGGCCCTCGTAGATGTTCCCCTGCTGGTCGACCACGAAGTGGTAGCCGACCCCGGACCAGCCCTGACCGATGTGCTGGGCCTCGATGGCGCGCATGATGGCGTACCCCGTGCGCGTCACGGGGTGGCCGCCGTCGTAGTGAACGTAGAACTCCGTCCTGCGGGAGAGCGGGACGGATGCAGGGGTGCCGCGCCAGGCGCTGGCGCCCCAGGTCGAGCGGCTGATGATCTGCGGGGTTGGCACGGTGTCCTCCGGTGCTGGCGAGCAGGGAGGTGCACCGTGCTCCGGAGGGAGGGTTAACGTCCCGGGCTCACTCGGCGCCCGGGCCCTCGTTGTCGGCGTCGTCCTGGCCGTCGGTGTCGGGATACTGCAGGGCGTGCAGCGTCTCGGCGAGGCGGGTGGCCAGGTCGGCGGCGGGGCCGGTCTGTTCGACCTGCAGCGGGCCGCCGGCCGCGCCGGTCAGCTCGACTTCCAGGTGGTCTTCCTTGCCGTACTGCTTGCGGTGCTGCCGCTCCAGGTACCAGGCGCCCGCCCGCCAGTCCGGGGGCGTCTTGTCGATGACGGTCTCCTCCAGCACCTTGCCGGAGTGGGGATCGAACTTGCGGTGCGTCTCCTTGGTGACGATGCCGCCGCGGGAGGCGCGGCGGATGTCCAGGGCGGCGGAGAGTGCCGCGGACGCGCGGGCCCTCTCCACCTTCTCGTAGAACTCCACGAACACGTCGAGTTCGGGGTCGGGGTCCTTGCCCGCGGAGCGGTCCACCAGCTCGGTGCGGCCGTAGGCCATCCACCGCAGGAACGTCGCCCGGGAGATTCCGGCGTGGACGGCGGCGAGGTCCACGGCCAGGCCCGCGCGGCTGGCCTCGATCAGGCGCGCTTCGACGTCGGGCGTGAGCAGCCGTGCGCGCGCCGGGGCGAGGTGCTTGCGGCGGTGCTTACGGCGGGACATGGCGCGGAACGTAGGTGATCAGCCGGTTACTGTCCCGGCGTGAAGAGGTGTCCGCAGGCGGGGCAGCTCAGGGTGCCGGTGCGTTCGTTGTCACCGCTGTCACCGAGGTCGCTGTCGAAGTCGTCGCCCGCCGGCGGAGTGCTGTCCTCGTCGTCCTCGGTGCCCTGGGGGAGCTTCTCGGGGTCGACCTGCCGGAGCAGGCTCTCCATCTCGTCGTCGGTGTAGGCGAGGGAGTCGAACAGGTCGGCGTCCGAGGTGGCGAGTTCCTCGAGGATCGCGGCGAGCGGGGCCGGGTACCAGCCGCCGGCTTCCTGCAGCCGGTTGAGGAGGATGAGCACGGCGTGCGCCTGGTGGTCGTTCTCGGAGGCCCAGCCGCGGGTGACGGGGACGAGCCATCCGCCGTCGTCGTCCACCAGGAGCCCGCCGGGGGCGGGTTCGCCGCGGACCTGCATCTCGATCAGGGCCGAGCGGCGGCCGTGGCCGTCGATCGTGAGGCCGGTGCGCTCGTCCACGACGGGGGTGCTGATGAAGCCGTGGTCTTTGATCGACGCGATGATGCGTTCGAGCTCGTGCTTCTTGGGGTTGGCCGGGTCCGGCGGCAGGTCGGTGAGCGGGATGTACGTGATGTAGCGGGGCGCCTGGAGGGCCATGTGCTGCTCCTGCTGCGCAGCTTGGAGAAGGGCGGGAAGCGGCCGGCGGTCAGCGAGCCCGCGGACTTGAACCGCGGCGCCCCGGCTCGCTACCGGGGCATGCCGTCATGGCCGGACCGTTCGGCCGCTTCCCTGGCCGGCGCCGTCTCACGAGTCCGGACGAGACGGTGCCGGTGCCGTGGCGTGCGCCGACGGGTGCGCGTTCCGCCGGGCTCGCTTCAGGCGGGCGGAACGTAGGCAGCAGGGGGTGCTTGTGTCTCGGGTGAGATCCCTGGCGACAGGCTTTGATCCGGTGTACATTCCTCATCTGTGGTTGTACGAGCGAACAGCCACACCAGGGCTGTTGTAACGCTTTCGGCTCTCACTCCGTCCATGCAGTGAGAGATCACCGGCGGCAGGCCCTCCCCGCTCCAAAGCCGGTACAAACCGGCACACCAGAAAGGCCCATGAAACACATGTCCGAGGAGAAGCCGCCCACGCCGGAGCAGGCCGGGCCGTCGCCGCAGGAGCTCGCGCTGAACGCCGCGATGGCCTACCGCGTCAAGGCGTACTGGAACGCCCTGTGCGACCCGATCATCGACGCGAACAAGACCTACATCCGCGACAACCCCGGGATCCTCACCACGGTCGCCGAGATCGACGGCGCGCGCGCCGCGAGCTTCACCGAGTCCGTGAAGCTGCCGTTCTTCGAGGTCACCGACCCCGAGGCGTTCTTGCAGTGGGCGGACGACAAGGGCGAAACCGAGTGGGTCGTCCGCAAGTCCTTCCGGGACAACATCCTCAAGAAGCGCGCCCGTCACATCCAGCAGACCGGCGAGTGTGTTGACTCTGTGACGGGTGAGGTTATACCCGGTGTAACGAGGAACCCGGGTGGCGCGCATATATCTGTAAAGCCCACCTTTACGGAGGCGGGGGAGGAGCTCCTCGACGGCTTCCTGGACGCCCTGTTCGGGAACGCCGCGGCCGCACTGCCGATGCTCGCCCCCTCCGAAGAGGAGAACGGGGAGGGGAACGAATGAGCAGCAGCGCACCCAACTTCATGCAGTACGCGCCATGCGCGCAGGTCGACCCCGACCTCATGTTCCCCAACCCGCAGGACCGCCGCGGCGTCGCAAAGGCCAAGAGCATCTGCGCGGTCTGCGAGTTCACCACCGAATGCCTCGACCGCGCCCTCTCCCCGGAGGCCCGCGCCAGGTACGGCGTGTTCGGCGGCAAGAGCGAGCACGAGCGCAGGGAGATGCAGCGAGGGCGGCCGGTACCGCTCGACTACGGGCCCATACCGCCCAAGCATCGGCGCATCGCCCACGCCTGACCGATCGGCCGCCCAGCCCCGGCGTACCGCACGCCGGGGCCCCTGGCACACCTGCAAGGACTCGATGTGCTCTCCTCAACGCTCCGCCTCCGGCTGATCGACCAGGCCACCGACAGACTCGGCGATCAGCTCAGCAACGCCTCCCTCGCCCTGTTCCTGCGACACCTGCGCCGCACCGACATCGACGCCACCGACTGGCAGCGCTGCGCCGTTCTTGCCATGTCCGGTGCGTGCAGCCACCACCAGGCCCGTGCCGCCGCCGCGCAACTCGTCCGCTCCGGACTGCTGGAGCGGCGCGTCGTCGCGCGCCGAGTGCGGGGAAGCGACGGCCGATACACCGCGTACCGGATCGTGCCGTCCGCAAACCAGGAAGGGGCGGCACAGTGACCACACACCTCGCCGAGGACCTCGAAGAGCAGTTGGAGATCGTGGCCGGCCGCACCGCGCCGTACACCACAGTCCCCGACTGGATCTCGCTGCACCTGGTCCTCGACCCGCAGGCCAAAGCCCTCTACAACGTGCTCGCCGCGCACGTGAACGTCCTCCGCGGGGACGGCAAGGTGTGGCCGACCCGCCTGGCGCTCGCCGAAATGCTCGGCTTCTCCCGCGAGCAGTCGGTGGACAGGTACATCAAGCAACTCGTGGCCGCCGGTGCGATCGAGACGGAAGAGATCCGCCGCTCCAACGGCGCCAAGGGCGTGCGCTACACCGTGCACCAGGTGCCGCCCGAGGGCTACGACGGCCCGTGCACGCTCGCCGAGTGGTACCAGCGCCGCCGGGAGGCACTGGCCACGGCCGAGCCGAAGCGCAAGCCCGGCCGCCCTCGCAAAACCACCCCGCCGGCCCCGGCCGAGGTAGCACCGGCCGCGCCCGCCCCGGCGGCCGCGGAGCAGCCCCCCGGGGAGCCCGCGCCCGCGAAGGTGCCCGCGCAGAAGACGGCCGCGAAGAAGGCCCCGGCGAAGAAGGCCGCCGCGAAGAAGGCTCCGGCGAAGAAGGCGGCCGCGAAGCCGCCCAAGGAGAAGACGCCGGAGGAACTGGAACTCGATGAGCTCGCCCAGACCGCCGCAGATGCGTGGTGGGAGGAGGCGAAGAAGATGGTCGCCAACAACGACATGGGCCCGCTCCTGGGCACGCCCAAGAGTAAGAGCGGCAAGTTCCTGAACCTGCGCACCCGCATCCGGGCAGCGTTCGCCGCCGGGTACGACAAGCGCGAAATCTGGCGCGCCCTGCACGAACTGCGCCAGTGGTCCCCGCCGGAGTGGCAGTTCGACAAGGCCCTCCAGAAGGTGCGCGGCGTGCGCGCCCCCCGCACCAACGGGCCGACGCCGCTCTTCCGCAACGACCAGTGGCAGAAGGACACCCCGCAGACCGAGGGAACACAGCACGCTCCCGCCGTCCCCGACGTCAGTGAATTCGGCCTCCAGGCCCTATGACTCCGCACGAGCCGACCGAAGAAAGGGGGGCCGACGACGTGTCCCTTGCCGTACCCGCTGCCTACGCAGACACCTCCGACCTGCGCGGACTCACGCGCGCCGACGGGCCGATCGGCGCAGTGACGAGGATCCTCCGCAACCGCGGCCTCGACCCGTCGAACGCCTTCCAGACGGAAGACCGTCCCGACGACACCGAGGCGTACCAGCACGAGGTGTACCGACAGGCGTGGATCAACTCCCTGCGCCTGTCCGGCCACGAGGACTACGCGCGGTTCACGCTCGACACGCTGGACGCCGAGCAGTGCCCCGAGGTGATGCGCGTCTTCGTCGGGCAGCTCGCCGCGGCCCAGCGGCACAACCGCCAGCAGGCGAAGCTTCCGGAGAACGAGCGCCGCATCCTGCGCCCGGAGGTCCGCCACCTCATCGCCCACGGCAACACCGGATCGGGCAAGACGGTCGCCGCGGCGGCGGCCGGCGCCTTCGCCGTCCAGTGCGGGCTGATGGCCCGGTTCGTCTCGCACTCGAAGTATCTGGACTGGCTGCGCCCCGACCGGGCGCCGTCCGGCCTGACGCAGACGCAGGTGGTCGAGCGGTACGAGCGGTGCGACCTGCTGATCCTGGACGACCTGTGCAACGAGCTCGACGGGTACGCCACCACCCACGTCCGCACCCACACCTCGAACCTGATCACGGCCCGGCTCAACTCCGGGCGAGCGACCCTGTTCACGACCAACCTCGATTTCGCTCAGGTGGCCGAAGTCCTCGGCGACCGGCTGGCCTCCCGCATCGGCGGACAGGCCAAGCCGGTGAAGATGACAGGTAACGACCGCCGCAAACCCATAACGTGGTGAAAGAGGGCAATCAACACCACTGAACAAAACGGTTCATGACGCGGGGCCACGGGTGATCTAGGCTGTCCGACTGACCAGGTGCTCACGAGCGAGGGCACCTGTAGGACGCTCAGGAGGACTCCCGTGGCCCTTGCCAGTCCGAGCTCGGCGCCCCCGCGCGCCCGCAGTCTCGCCACCATGAACGAGAAGGAGCTGCGCGCTGCCGAGCGCACGCTCTCGGCCGGAACGTGGACGATCACCTTCGGCGCACTGCTCTACAGCGTGCTCACCGTCACCCCGCTGGTCAGGGACGTCACCCCCGACCCATGGGACTGGACCGCGCCCATCCTGCCCATCGTTGTGGACTCCGCGGTCGTCATCGTGGTCCGCCTCGACTCCATCATCAGCCGACTCGGCGGCACAGGTGGCGCCTGGCCGGCACTGCTGCGCTGGATGACCGGCTTCATGACCTTGGCGTTGAACATCGCCGACTCCGCGCTGCACGGGGACAAGGTCGGCGTCGCCGTCCACTCGGTCGCGCCGCTGCTGCTCATCGTCACCGCCGAGACCTCCCTCGCCTACCGCCGCGCCATCACCAAGGCCCTGGACGACCTCTCCAGCGCACAGGCCGCTGCCGCCGAGAAGGCCCGCAAGGAGCGGGAGGCCGCCGAGGAGAAGGCCCGCCAGGACCGGGAGGCCGCCGAGGAGAAGGACCGCCAGGAGCGCGAGCGGGAGCGGGCGCGGCGTGAGGCTGCCGAGCGGGAAGAGCGCGAGCGGCAGGAGCGCTTGGAGCGTGAGCGGCTGGACCGCGAGGAGCGGCAGCAGCGCGAGCAGCGCGAGCACGAGGCGCGCCTGGAGCAGGAGCGGCTCGACCGCGAGGAGCGACAGCGCGAGCGCGAGCGGCAGCACCTGCTGCGGCTGGAGCAGGAGCGAACCGAGCGTGAGGCCGCCGAGCGCCAGGAGAAGGAGCTGCAGGAGCGGGAGCGGCGCGAGGCGCTGGCGCGCGCGGCCGCCGAGCGGGTGCCGGCTGCTGTTCCGGCCCGGAGCTCGGCGCCCCGGAAGGCGACCGCGACCGTGCGCGACGTCGAGGCGGACGAGTTCCCCGGCATGAGCGCGGACGAGAAGGAAGAGGCGCTGTACGCGATCTACCGGCAGGCGCGAGACGAGAGCACCTACGCCAACTTCCTGGACGACCCGCGGTTCCGGCAGGGCGGCGACCTGAACGGCTCGCAGCTCGGCATCCGGCTCGGCCGCACCGCCGCGGCGGGCCGCACCAACGTGAAGCCCAAGTTCGAGAAGCGCTACACCGACGAGCTGGCGGCGCGGATGGCGGGGGAGGTGGCCGGTGCCGAGCGGGAGCTCGTACCGGCAGGCTGACCTCCACAACAGCGTGCGGCGGGCGTCCGGGAGAACCGGGCGCCCGCCATCTACTTCTGCAGATGGCACGTAGTGTGCCCGGAGGGGGCGCCTCAACTGTCTGGAACGGGCGAGTCTTCTTCGCTGCTCGCCGTTTCGTCGCTATTGGTCGCACCGTGTACCACAAGCCTAGCCATGGCACGCACGATCTCGTTCATCGCCCGATTCGCGTACGCCGCGACGAGGGTCAGCAATCCGAAAGCGTTGCTGACCAGGGTCATCCAGGCCACCCAGCGCGCAGGGCCATGGTTCTCGATCGCAGCCCACAAGCCCGTTAGCAACAGGCTGCAACTCAGAGCGATGCACGCGGCCAGCCAAGCGAGGGGGAAAAAGAACTCGCTCACCACCTCACTCTGTGCCGTGAACACGTCGTGGTCCAAGGACGATGAAGTCACGTCTTCCACGCGCTTCTTGGCCCGACTTGCAGCGAGGTGTAGTTCAACTATGCAGATCAGCAGGAGTGTGACGGAGATGCCTGCTGTGATGGCGGCGTAGTCATTGGTCATGCGCAGGCGATCCTCGCCGTCGAGGAAGAAGAGGAGAGGAATCGAGATCAGCGCAAGCGTGCCCCACATCCCCCCCCAGAAGAAGTAGTTCGTGGCCCAGCGGACCTCTCGCATGGCCCGTTTTGACAGCACCAGTCCTCCGAGTTGCGCGTGTTGCTGCGCACCCTAGCGATCCAGCGAACTGTCGGCGACAACAACCGTAGAAGATGAGGTGCTAAACTGTAAACCGGCGCAATGGCGGGGACGTTAGACCCCACGGCTGCGCAGCATGCCCCGGCACGAGCGAGCCGGGGCGCCACGCTCCGAAGAACAACCAGGAGGACGGTCGCCCATGGCCGCGGACACCGCCGAACAGGCGCCTGCAGAAGACACCCCGCCCCGCACCCCCGAGACCTCCCCGGTCTGGGACCTCACCGTCGACCAGGCCATGGTCATGGTCATGCGGGAGATCGGCGCCGTCGGCAAGAACGGCACGAACAAGGAATTCGGCTACTCCTACCGGCAGCAGGAGGACCTCGTCGCCGCGGCGCGAGGGCCGATGGCCAAGTACGGCGTCCGCATGCTGCCCCGCGTCATCGACCAGAAGCACTTCCAGCGCGGCAAGAGCAACGTCGCCATCCTGACCATCGAGTACGTCGTGCGCGGCCCCGCCGGCGACGTGATGGAGCCGAGCATCGTTGTCGTGGGCGAGGGCGCCGACGTCTCCGACAAGGCGTCGAACAAGGCCATGACCGCGGGCAAGAAGTACGCGCTCGTGCAGGCCTTCGAGATCGCCGAGAGCAGCGTCGATGACGGAGACCACACCAGCCCGGACACCGAGGCTTCGCCGCTCGACTGGTACGTCAATCAGCTTCGCCGTGAAGACGTCTGGTTCAACCATGCCGCTCTCGGCCGCATCCGTGAGCGGGTCCTGCAGTACGGGCACGGCGGCCTGCTCATGCCGGACGACTCGGGGCTGACGCTCCTGCAGACGATCGAAGAGCGCGGGGCCGTGCTCATGGCGGTGCAGGCCGAGCGGGAGGGCCGCGCCGCCGAGGAGCGCGGGGCCCGCGATGCGCAGATGCGCGCCGAGCACCCCGAGTACCACCGTGCTTCGCCCGACGATGAGGTCTGGCAGCGGCAGCCGTCCCGGCCCGCCCCGCAGGCCACCGGGCAGCAGCCGCACGGGCCGGACCCGGTCGAGGTCGAGCGTCGTCTCGCCGAGGCGGTGTCGGACCCGCAGACCGCAGTGAAGCGTCTGAACGAGCTCCGGAAGCACTACACGCCCGCGGTGCTCAAGGGCGTCCAGGTGCAGACGCAATGGGGGCAGGTCGACGGCAACTCGGCCATCACCTTCGCGCTCAAGGAGGTCGCTCAGCGGCCGCCGGCCCCCGCCACTCCTGCGCCCGCGGAGCAGCAGGAGCACCAGCGCGCCGCCGAGCCTGCCGCCCCGAGCGAGCCGCCAGCGCAGCCGCAGCC